GCAAGGCACCATTCCTAATCTCTCGCATCAATTACGACTCGCAGGGCAATAAGTTGGGCGTGGAGACGCGCGGATATGCATGGAGCGAGAGTAAGGCTCAAGAGCGGGTCAGGTCACTTAACCGTCGGCTCCCGTCCGGAGTTACCACGCATCATGTGTATACGCCTATCCGGAATGGCAAGGCAGAGGTTGTCCCGAATTTGCCGGAGCGCAAGCCGCTTTCCGAAACGGAGAGAGGACTTGTCGAAAAGCAAAAGGACATGAACCGGCAGATCAAGTTTGACGAGCTTCATAAGGAATGGCAGAATGCACTGAATCGCGTGCTGACGTCTCGGGTGGTTGGCGGCAATCCCTATGCGCGGCGCGATATGGAACGGCTGGAAGGCGAAATGCGAAAATTGGGAGCGCGGCCTTCCCGGACGGAGCATCACAAATGGGAGATTCCGCCGCCACCTCCCAAGCCGGGCTCTCCGGAGGCGATATCAGAAGAGCTTCACAACAAGGATATCGAACTCATTGAAATGGCCAATGAGTCCGGTGCGCCGCTTTACACGGCTCGCGAATTGCTCCAAACTCGGTCTGACGATGTGCGCCAGCAAATACAAGCCGGGTACGATCCCATCGTGGCGAAAGTCCCGAGTGGCTCAGAGGTTATGTTCTCAAATGCGGCCGCGCGCTTTGCTCTGGGAATGCCGCTCCTGGGCCGTCGCGAGCCTAGGCCGGGTGAAGAAACGCCAAGCCGGGGAGCGGACATCCAAACGGTCGGAAAGGCTCTGGACGTTTCCCATAGGATGCACGATCCAAATTATGTCACGAGCGATAGCGAACACCAGCAATTGAAGGAAGGCCTGGCGGCTGTCCAAAGGCTGGAGGGAATGCAAAGTGCCAATTCGCAAATACTCCAGGCTGCAGTTGTCAAGAGCGGTACTCGCCGGCAGCGAGCGGCGCCAAAGCCGCTGCGCCGCGTCTCTATGTCTGAAGTCAGGAAGGCGCGGCAGAGTATGCGCCAGGCGAACCTCAATAACCAATTCTCCAATATGACCCAGGCCCAAATAGACAATATGCTCCAGCGTGGCCTAGTTACTGAGGCTGAAGTCCGGGAATGGATAAGGTCTGGTGGCCGCCCAAAGGATAGGCGACGGTGATGGTTAGCCATTTCAACGTAGAAGAGCCGCGTGACTGGAAAGGCCGCTGGGTCAGGCTCGGTGGTAGCGCGAATTTGCCCGGAGGCGAGGCGCGAGCCCGCGAGACTGACTTTGGCGTGATCCGGGAGCGCTTGCTGAATATGAAGCCGGGCGAGAAGTTTAGCTTGAATGGCGTCATTGTTGACTATATTCCGACCAAGGGATTGCGTCTCCGGATTAAGGGGCAGAGCCGGCATTACGGTCACCCGACCGAAGCCGAGAATGTCAATTTGGCCGCTCGCGCTATCCGGGACGTTCAGCACATAGAGGAAGGCACCAAGAAAGTTGAGCGCAAGGCTGTGGAGCGTAAGGTCAGGGAGATTGTCAATCCTCCGGAGCCTCCCGGTGGCCCGGTCCCGCTCCCCAAGGGAACCAAATACATTCCTATCATCGTCAATTTCCGCCGGACACGTTATCCTGGCCGCACTCCGGAAACTGACAAGACAATTCGGCTCCGCGTCCGGCATGCTACAGACCTTCAGCGCCGCTACGTTCCGGATATCGTCAATAACATGACGGTCGATGTCCAGACGAATTTGAAAGGCCGCGCGTTTGCCAATATGACTTCCCAGCAGGCTTTCATCCCGACGTTGTACCGGCCGGGAGAAATGAAAGTCCATGAGGAGTACGCGGCGCGTGGGCAGCTGATAGGCGTCAAGGCCCATATGAATATCCGGGCATCGACTTTTGTTGCGACGAATGATGATGAGATTAGGGACCGGCAGTGGGGAGGATTGGACACAGGGGATAACTGGTGGACTCCTGCCGACCCGCAATACAGCCTTGCTGACGTCATAATTGCGCACGAGATTGGCCACGCTGTTCACGGAATGCTAAACGTTAACGGCATTCAGGGATTTGGTTGGTCGAGTAGCTTCAGCACGGCCGAATACCCGGAAGCGGCCGCATTTTGGAACGGGCTCGCGGACGCTATGGGCGTGCCCCGGCCGACCACTGTGGAGGCTATGGGTAGCGGAAGTATGAGCGATGCCAAGACGGAATTGTACATGAATCCTCAATATTGGCTAAACCATAACCGTATGAGGATTCAGCGCAAAGTCTCCCGTTATGGCGCCAAGAAGAATGTCCGGGAGCTTACGGCAGAGCTTTGGGCCGAGTACACGCTGAACAGTAATCCCCGGCCGGCAGCGAAGTATTATGGCGACTATGTAATGCGTATGATGGCAGGGAAACAAATCAAGGGAGCTGCATAATGGGATTGGAATATGCTCCGGGTACGCCTCCGGAGATAATGCCAGACGGAACACAAGTGCCGTCTGCCGGGCTCGTGTCTGAAACTGAATTGGAAGGCGCGGAGAGCCCGGAGGACAAGCAAGGTAAGCGCAGGAATGTAGCGCTTACCCGGATCGCAAAGGCGAGGTTGCCCAGGAAATGATCGCACCGCGCGACCGGATAGCGACACTGCCTCCCGGTGTCCCCAAGCTGACGCTGGGCTGGGAGGGTATCCATTGGGCTTCCAAATACCTCCGGCAGCCTGATGGCCCAAAGGCCGGGGAGCGATGGGAGTTTATCGAGAGCCAAGTCAGGTTTGTCCTCTGGTGGTACGCTCTCGATGATAATGGCCGGTGGATTTACTCCCATGGCGTGCGTCGTTATCCAAAGGGTGCGGGGAAGAGCCCGTTTGCGGCGGTAATGAGCCTGATGGAGCTATTGGCCCCGGTAAGGCTCAAAGACTTTGACAAGCGTGTGCTGGGCGGATGTGTCGGCCGTCCGGTCGGAATGCCCCTGGTCCAGATCGCAGCTACCTCGCACGATCAGGCGAATATCAATACAATGCGAATGGTCCGGGCTCTTGTTCCCGAGAAGAGCCGCATTCGCCAGGACTACAGCGTTGAGACCGGCAAGACGCTATTCTACATCCCTGGCGGCGGGCAGCTAATGGTCATAACCAGTTCACCCACCACCGAGGAAGGCGCACTTGTCACATTCGCTATTCTGGACCAGACTGAATCATTCTACCCAACTAACGGTGGAGTGGATTTGGCTGAAGTGCTTGATAGAAATGTGGGTAAGCAAGGTAACCGGCTGCTTGAGACTTCTAATGCCTGGGAGCCCGGCCGCGAGTCCGTTGCCGAAAAGACTTTTGATGCGTGGGTAGCCCAAGAGGAAGGGAAATTGCGTGGACGCGGGAGAATCCTTTATGACGCCAGAGTCGCGCCCCCTGATACCGATTTTGAGGATGATGAAAGCCTTTTGCGAGGCGTGCAAGAGGCTTATGGAGACGCTTATTGGGTTGATACAGAAGATATCGTCCAAACTCGCATCCTGTCTCCCCGCACGCCGCTTGACGTTTCCAAACGCTTCTACCTCAATTGGCCCGAATCTGCGGAGGATGCTTGGACAACTCAGCAGCTATGGGCCCGAATGGCAGACCCGGAATTCTTCATGGCGGACGGTTCAGAAATCACCCTGGGCTTTGACGGCTCCCGTGTCAAGGACGCCACGGCGCTCATCGGCTGCCATATCCGGTCGGGATTTGTATTCACAATTGGCATCTGGGAGACGGTTGACCCGCGCGGCCACCCCATTCCGATCCCAGTACTAGAAGTCCAGGCCGCGCTCGACAATGCATTTGAACGGTGGGATGTATGGGCATTCTTCGCTGACGTCAAGGAATGGGAAGAGAGCACAAAGGTCAGCTGGCGAGCCAAGTACGGAGCTATTGTCCGGCTGTGGTCAGTTCCCGGAGGCCGCGACCCGCAGCCGATAGCCTGGGACATGCGCTCCCACGTAGGCGAATTCACTCAGGCCGCAGAAATGGTATGCGCCGAGATTGACGAGGCCGGATTCAAGCACGATGGTGACTCGCGTCTCGGCCGTCATGTCGTGAACGCGCGGAATAGCCCGAACAAGTGGGGAATGTCGATATCCAAAGAGAGCCCGAACTCACCGCGTAAGATAGATGGGGATGTCGCGATGATTATCGCGCGGCATGCCCGGAGATTGGTGCTGGCTACTAAGGAATGGACCGAGCACCTTGAAAGCGAAGGAAAGTCCAAAGGCAAGGTCTGGAGTTTCTCGTAATGGCATTTAACGCAAAAGAGCTTAGGGACTTGGCCGGTCGATGGACAACTGGCGGCTCCCTGGCCGACGCAATCGACTCCCACGCATCCGGAATGGGTCATACCCGGTTCACGACCAAACAACATCTTAGGGCTGCGGCCGGTCATATCCGGGACGGGAACAAAGGTGCAGCAATCAATTCGCTGAACAAGGCGCGTGACGCTCTTGGCCCGATGTCAACCGGCCCGAAGTCAGGACCAAATCACAGAGAGCGAATAGCGGCCTATCATATGGCGCTTGCTCATATCGCGGCTTCTGCGCCGGAATCGAATGTTGAAAGGGCACGGCGCGAGGCCGCAGAGCAAGCGGGCAAATCGGCTACAAGGGTTGCTCATTCGCGCGGTCACGGCCTGTCATCGACTCAGGCATTCCAGGCTGCGCAAGCGGCCTCCGGTCTTGAGGACATTTTCCGGGGAACACTCCGCAGGAGATAGAAATGGGAATTGCCCACGACGTGAGCCACGAGCTACGCAACCCACACGGTGAATGGACCAAGGGAGGCGAGGCTGAGTCAGCGCTCCGGGCGATTACTGGCGGCCGGCAAAAGGTCCAGACGCCTACCACATTCATGCATCCGGCTACCGGCGCGCCAATGGGCAAGTCCGAAATAGGCGACACATTTGAGCATCTGTTCCGGAGGCGCGGAGCTTCCATGGTGGAGTCGCATTTCGGGCATCCGTACATAATGATTGCCGGAGCCGGGACGGCCGCAGGTCAAGGCCGTAGCTCCCGCACCACGGCTCTCGACTTCAAGCT